CGTTACGTTTTTCCCAATCTAAGTATTGTCTTTCGGCCTTTGCCACTACCTTTTTCTTAAAGTTGCTGTAGTTTTTATCTTTACCCCAACATTTATCCTTCTCAATAGCCTTTCGTTGTGTCTTGATTCTTTGTATTTGAGCATCTAAAACATTTACTGTAGCATTTCCTATCGTAGACCTCTCATCATTGCTAATTTATCTGAGTCAGTTAAATCTGTGTAAAGTTTACCACCATATAGGACAGGTTTGTTCTTGTTCGATGCAGCTTTTAAAGGTGCAACTGCTGCATTAACACCATAAGTGTAAACCACTGTGAGGTCTATCCGTATTGTGTGTTTCTAATTTTGGCCTAATGTAACTGTCTTTCTGAGCAACACGCCTGTTTTATATCCAAGCATCCCAGAGCCTCTCTTTTGATACGTTTTAAAGGCTCTTTCACGATGTTCAGGTTTATGAAATAATGCAGATGTGAACGCAGCCATATTCATTAGCACTTTCTTATGTGGTCCAGCTGCATTGTGATTTTTCAGTGGTGCTCTTCTTCCTTTACGTTTTGGTATATTAATCCCTTTTATCTATTAAATAATCCTTTACGTTTGCTTTTTATGGCATTCTGTGCAAGCTTAAATTCCTTTGGCAATTTGCCTTTATAAACAGTTACTCCTAATATTTTAGTCTTGCTTCCACCTTTAGGAACTTTCAATCCTGACCAATTTATCTTTTTGTGGGTTCCTTCTGCATTACTGTTTCCAAATGGCGCTCCCCTTCCTTTACGTTTTGGCATATTAACCTCCTTTCTTCTTATTTAAAACCCCTACCGAAGTAGGGGCTGAGTTCACATCGGTCTCACGATTGTACCACTAGGACGTATACCTTTTTGTGACAACAATGTTCGTTCGATAAAATGTGATGGTGCCTGTTCAGAAGAACCTTCGTTCAGAAACTGAATATGCTCCACATTATTAACTATGTTTTTACCTTCCAGATGCCAACCATCTCTGGCTTCTCCTGTGTCCACAGGTGTGGCACCTTGTAAAGCCGCTATACAATTATTCAAAACCTTCTTAGAAGCTTGTTCAGTTGCTGTTTTAAACTCAGCAAGAAGGTCACCCTTCAATCGCACTTTCATCTGACGTTCTCCTATAACGGTATCTGATCACCTCCTGAAGCTGACATAATTTTCTGGAACATTAAAGAGTTCTTAAAGTTGTCTACATTTAAAGTACCATCATATTCTTTCTTGGTTTTTGGATTATAAATCGCATCCAAAGAAGCAAACAATCTATGTGGTTTCTCTTTGACACCTTGAGCTTGTAATAGTTTGGCGGCCCTGTCGTCAGCTCTCCATTCCACGGGGCGACGATCGAAATAATCGAACCATCCAAGTAATTCCTCGTAAGGCATCTCACAGACCACGTTTATGGACATCCTCAGATGATAAGCAATCTCGTATAAAGAAAGCTCCTCATCTGAGAGAACTACTTTCCCTGCTCACCACCAATCCCAGAGAACTTCATGATAGCAGTGGACAATTTAGAAAGATCATCCATGGCAAACTGTTGGAAATCTTCATCAGTCAGATCATCTGCACCCTCAACTGATGACTTAATTACAGTTCTGAGTACACCAAAACCTGCCTCATCATTGCCCTCAAGAGCCTTGGCCTGAGCCTGAATCTCAATAACTTCCGCCACAGAGAGTTTCTTAATAGTCAACTTTTCACCCATGAAATCAACTTTCTGGGTCATTCTCTTACCAACAAGACCTTTCATACCTTCTGACATACTATTACTCCGATTGTAAATTTTTATTGAAGACATATGTCCTCCTTAACTTCTGAAATCGTTCTCATTAGATTTTTGAAAATCATCCAAAGTTTTGCGCATCATATGTAAATGTGATAACGTGGTAAAAACTTCAGTTGATTTACCAGGATCACCGGAAAATTCAGCCATCCTGTCAAAAGTCTTTCGAATACTGATATCAATACTCTTTCGCATATGTTTAGCGGTCATCCGTAAAACATAACCCATGTCAAATGGTTTATTATCCATAATATCTCTTATTAATGTTAAATGAGAGGACATACTTCTGGCAGTATCATTTAAGTTATCCTTTCGGGGATAACTCCTCTCAAAAGTTAATTACACGGTGTAAGCACCATACATATCAGATTGAATGGTGAGAGTGATCGTTGCTGTATTTGCATCAGTGAGTTGTGGATTTACAATAAGGGCCTCAATTTTTCCAACCCAATAAAATTCACTATTCTGTGAGCTGCCTAACCCTTTAGAATTACTCTCATACGAAGTAGGCTTTGAATTTAGCAAAGCAAACCGGAATGCGTACTGATTGCCATCTCCTACAAGATATCCTAAATAATTCACTGCCTTCTGCCAATCTACTCCAATATAGTTAATAGTAATCTCCATTGAAGGACTGTCAGACTGACCCTGTACTTGCTGAGAAGATTTCTGTCCATAAACAGGTACATTTACAATATTTGCAGGAGTACCAATCGCAGGAAACTCACGCACATTTTCAATTCTAGTAAATTCTCCTGAGTCAATAGTAGCAGCAGGATTAGCACCAATTGCAGTAGTGCCTGTAGTATCCGCTGATACAGTAAAGGTGTTCGTGGATACGACCGTGACAGGATAACTGGTGTTTAAACTAATACCGGTGCCAGTGAGACCGGTTAAACTTAATGTCGTAAAAGTCACAGCTTGCCCAGTAGAGAGACCATGCGCACCTGTGGTGGTGATAACAGGTGTAGTGGCGTGGGCAGATACACCAGTAACGACAGATAAAGTTGTCGGTGCAGTAGGAGCTGAGCCATTTGCCAACTGCTTACTGAAGAGTGCCTTAAACCCAGCTTCAGTAGTTGGAATCGTGGAGAGTACTTCACGACAAATTGAAAGATCTGAATAGAGACCTGCGCCGATAGAAGAAATATGTGCCATTATTTTATACTCCAAAGTGATTAAAAGGGATTGTGTAAGAAGCCCTATGCAAGGAGCCCTCTATACCTTTCGGTATCATCGTGCTTGAATGAAACTGAACAGATGATCCAACGGTTGTGGAGAGTGTTTTTCCTTGCAAGAAACTGTCCAATTTATCCGCAATCACTAATGATCCATGAGGACCACTTCCGGCGGATGTAAATATATCTATAATAATGATCCCTGATATTGATGTTATATTGATACCATTACCCGAAGGTATAATTGAAACTCTTAAGAATTCATTTCCAGAATTCATCGCGACAAAATTTCCCGGAAATGTCTTTATAGATTCAGCTTTCCAGGCAGCACTATCAAAAACAGAAAATACATCTTTTTCTAAATTAACATATTTTCCCATTAGAGCTCCTTATAAATATCTACAATACCTATAAAGCCATTATCTTTGGCAGCACTGCCCAGATTCCATGTCAGACCACCATCAATTATTGTATCATAAAGCGTCAAATCACCAACCTCTTTACGTTTAAACATAATGGTTTTCTTTGTGATATTATTTTCTCTGGAAGTCTTTTCTGATTTTACATCTAATATTTTTGTGGTTATACTGGATGGTGTCTCACTCACTGTGCTAGTTCCAAAATTGAAGCTCACATCTAGCTTCTTTACAAAGGTTACAAATCTGGCTAGATCTTTAGACATGTTGAAAGCAAGCAATAATTGATTATCAATAATTGAAGCATATCCCATTAGTTGATCCTCCACCAGAGATTACAACCTGCATTTTGAAGCAATGGTGTGATAAGACGTTTCACAGAATCGGGAATCTTGTTTGAAGTTCTGACATTAGATAAAGAGATGTCGCCCAAACGAAGATCTCGAACCTGTCCTTTGTCATCCAATAGACCACTGTTATTTAACAGATGATAAGCTAACTCAAAAGTGGCAATAACAATCCGGTTAGGTACAACGGATAACTCAATATCCATACCTAATCTAGGATCAAAATATGTACCACTTCTGGGAAAAGCTAATAATTGATTAACATCTAAAACCACTCCCGTCCAGGTCATATTATCTAACACTGAAGTGGCTGTTACAAGAGCTTGACCTTTTTTAGGATCTGTTGCTGACACCCAAGCATCCACGTCAATTCTATCTGCGAAGAAAGTATCTCCTTCGACCACAGTAGCGTAAGAGTTAGTTCCTTTTAAGAGTGACATTAATTTCTCCTATGCGTGAAATACGGGGAGAATTCCCAGACTCAATACAGAAGTAGCTTTTCTGGTCCAAGTACCACGTACCCATGCTGTGGAAGAAGCCGCTATAGCATTGTTTGAAAGAGTGTTACTAGAGCCTTCGTCACCCAACGTACCCTTAAAGAGAGTTGGCACACCAGTAATACTGAGAACCTTCCCATAATCAGCATCTGAAGGAAAGGCTTCAGCACTTCCAGACCAGTTGTAACCGGCAGGTGCAATTACATAACCCCAGCGATTCCAGATAGATGTGGTACCACCACCTTGGTATGCTGCAGCAACTCTCTGAATTTCCACAGGCTCAGGAATAGACAAAGAGGCCATGGCCAAAGCACCTGGAAGAACAATGAAGGATGTATTAACACCAGTAATAGACAATCCATGACCACCGGCCAGACGAGCTAGATCAGTACTGTCTATACCCTGAGAAGCCCTAGTCTGAATCAATCTAAGCTTACCATTAAAAATGGTGTTAAACATTACACTACCATCTTCGACACGATCAGAATCCACAAGATTGGCTGAACGCAAGGAAGCAACTACTGCAGGTGATGCCACAAGATAAGCATATTCTGGTTCATAATCCTTCCAAGCCATACCCATAGCTTGCAAAAAGTTCTCTGCTCTAGCTGCACCCTGTATAGAAGCAGTGGCATCTTTGATTAGCTTATCAGCACCGAGATCTACATAGAAACCTCGAACTGTGTCGGTTGGTTCATTTGTGAAGGTCTGTCCACCGAGACCCAAAGTCGCTGCAGTTCCACCACCACAACCTATCAACATCTCAGAAAGAGCAACACCCTTCAAAACCGCAAGAATTGCGTTATGCTCATCCTGGGCGCGGACTTCGGCGAAGTCTCTACCGATCTTTGCCAGGCCATCTTCTTGGGTAATTATCTGCTGCAAGTTAACTTTCTGAGCACCAAAAGTTCTTACAGTTTTAATATACGTCAAAAAATCTTGAGAAAATGTGGAAGTTGTTCCCGCATTGGAATCTGTCAAAGAAGCTGTATTAATGGTTGGAGTGATAGGCTTATACCACTTAACCTGTCCAATATAAGTTTCAGAGCTGGTGTCAATATTGGGATTTGAACCTACAATACCTGAACCAGAAAGTTTCTTTGCGGTTGTGTAAGCTTCATCAGCATAAACACTGATGGCCTCTTGAAGAGCATAATTACTTGCACCTGCTACATTAGTACGAGCTGACATATTGGTTTCCTTTATTTACGCAGAGTACCTGCTTCTGCACGTTTTAATACTTCAGCCTGAGACATCTTGAATACAGATTTATTCTCGTTTGTATCAGACGCTTTAGTCGGTTGTTGACTGCCCGAGCCTGAGGAAACTTTCTGTTTGAACAAGAAAGCATTATCATCACTCTTAGCAAATCCTTTTACATATTCATCGATACTTGCACCTGATCTATGGACCCATTTACCATTATCATCAAGTACTAGCTCATCAATGATTTCTTTAAAAGCCATCCTAGTTGCTTTATCACTCCGAAAAGTAAGAACACTAAGTTGGCTCTTAACTTCGGCATCTCGGGTAAGCTCTATATTTTTCTTTTCAAGAGTCTCCCTTTTTGCCTTTTCATTAGCGAGATCAGCTTCATACTTAGAAGTTTTTTCGAGTAATTGTAACTCATAAACTTCTTTGTCTTTACCTGCAGCTTTCAAAGCTTCAAGTTCAGCTTCTCTTTGTTTCTGCTCGAATTCAGCCACCTTTCTTAAAGCTTCATCACGAGCTGCAAAAGCACCATCAAGTTTTCCTTTAATTCCAGATAAAGCTGAATCAACACCATCTTGAATTAACTTTTGCACATCAACTTCTTTGGTGTCGGAAGTTTCATCCACACCCTCTAAAACCACAGCATCTTCATTCTCAGACATAATATTTCCTTTTGAGCACAGCTCAATTAGTTGGAAGAATACAATTCATTCCATTTATTTAATATAATCCCCCAAAAATGAACTGTTAAAATTACTACCTTTAAAGAGTTTTCTTTGAGGATAACAATAAAATATTATAAACTTCAAAAATACATTCTTTAATTGCACAATATCGAAGTCTATTAAATATTTAGTGGTTGATGTTGATTAATAAAAATAGTCTTAAATTTAAAAGCTTAACGATAGGGTTTTCTTTTCAATTTGTACTTTTTATTTTTGAACAATTTACCTTATACCTCACAATTACTCACTCACCCTGTTCGTTCGCCATTGAAAAGTTTCTTTAATAGTGCTTTTTAAAGGTTATAAATTAACTAAAAATACTCTTCAATTAATTGTTACTTCTGAAGAGAACTCTTTAAAGGAGAAAATTTCTCTATGCTTTCTGGAGGTGTTCTTTCTTTAATTTAACGGGTTGGTGTTAATGCGAAATTGCAACAGTGTTAAAATTAAGTTAGATTTAACAGTATGCTTTAAATTTCATATGTCAAACCTATGACTGTAATTAACCTACTCCATAAAACCCAAAATCACTTAAAAATCCTTCAAGTACCTTCTTAAGGATGTCTTCTTTCTTCAATATGTCTGACTCTTTCATGAGTACTCCATTTATTCTTGATCTTCCCACTACAGGAATTAAGCCTATCTCTATAGCTTCATCAAGGTACTGCTGATAAAGCTCCTTAGGAAAACCTCTTGAAAGCATCTCATCAAGAGTCTTTTTTATTGTGTTAGATTCGAGAGAATTTGCGTAGATCTCTCGTAATGCTTGTCGTCCTTTGAGCATATCTGTTGTGTTCATCAGGAAGGCGTCATGGATCGAACTCGTTGGAATGTTATTGCGTTTTCCCCATAGATGCAATTGTTTAACTATTGTTGCATCGTTAGAATGATTAGAATTAACTGCATAGGCTGTACGTGCTTTTGTTGCATCTGCAATATCGTTTATCTTACCTTCAGCATTAACCACTTGATCCCACACAGACATCTCTGTTTTTTGAGGTACTTGTAGAATATTAGTTATCCATTTACCATCCTTATTTTTATAAACTAATTTTTCCTCAAAGTTCTGTGTGAAGTTCTGCTCAATGATCTTACCATCAAAATTGATGCTCGGAACATTGGTCCAACTTTTAGGTAATTTATTAGCTTTAAAAAGTTCTACTTCGGTTAACTTGATTTCTTTTCCAAGAGCTGCTTTCTTGAGATCAATCGTGGGCACACTTATACTGAATTTAAAGAACTTAGCACCTGTTCTACGGTCTTCCGGTGAGCTTATGCCGTTCACTATTTCATCCAATGTACCGTCTGGTTTCCACACACCGAATCTGCTTAGAAACTGCTCAGATAAAGGCTTCTTGGAAGGTAATCCAAAGATTTGACTTATACTCTCTGGTAATACATAACCCTTACTTTTAGAACCTCTTATGGTGGTTTTCAGTATACTTGACCAGTTAAAATCACTGTTTTTTGGGTTGGCAAACTGAAGATAATCTTGAGCAAGTCTTCCAAGAAATCTGGTGAAGTTCTTTAAGATGGGCACTTCCTCGGCCAGATGCTCACTCATTATCTTGGCCACAGCTTTGAAGTCATCAGGAGTGACTACTCGATCATAAGTGGCAGTCATCTTGTTGAGGACTTCTCTTGTTTCAGCATCAAGAAAATAGAGCTGTTCCATCAATTCATCACTCGGTGTTAGACCTTTATTGAACACGTTCTTCACATTGTTCCTGAGTGTACGTAATTCAGACGTAATTACAGGATCAAATTTCTCGTACCGTGCCATTCTCGCAGATATTTCACCCAACACTTTATCTCTCTCGGCAGCTTTCACCACTAGAGTATTCATTCCAGATAATGAAGGAAGTTCTCTAACGGGTAATTGTCTGATGAAATCTTTCTCATCTAGCGATTTTAAAATACTTGTGGTTTTCCAATCTGATTTAAACTTTTCCACAGAATACACAGAACCTCGTCCCAAAGATATCCCCGTAGGATCATACACCTTGTCTCCCACTTTAATG